CTATCGCTGGTATTACAACTAACGGAATATATGCTAGAACTGCAAACGGATCAGCTGCTGCTAGAAGTATTGCTGGTGTAGCTGGAGAAATAGTTGTTGCAGATGGCGATGGTGTAGCTGGAAATCCAACAATCTCAGTTGGTGCAGGTATCGCAAAATTATCAGCAAATAACGTATTTGCAGGAAGTAATACTTTCCAAGCCATTTATGCAACTGAAGTTAATACAACTTCAGACCAAAGACTAAAAGAAGATATTAAAACCCTAAATAATGCTGTAGATATTGTTAATAGTTTGCGTGGAGTAGCCTATATTAAGGGTGGTAAAGCGGAACTGGGGTTAATTGCTCAAGAAGTTGAGCAGGTTATCCCTCAAGTTGTTGGTGAGGATATGTCTGGTTATAAAACCATCGCCTACGGTAATATGGTTGGTCTATTGGTTGAGGCTATCAAAGAACAACAAAAAACAATTAAAGAATTAACTACTCGTCTAGAGAACTTGGAGAAATAATATGCCAGTAAGTGCAACAGGATTTAAAATTTCAAATGGAACAGACCTTAATGGTTTGTTTTGGACATGGCAGGGCGATACAGGAAATCGTGGTGTAAACGATAGTAACGGTAACTGCGGTTGGGCATGCGCATGTAACGCATGTAACTCAGCATGTAACTGTAACTGCGGTAACTGCGACGCTGCCGATTTAGCGTTTAACGTACACGTTACTGACTGGAGACTAAACGTCTTCCGTAACACTTCATACAACGATGGTCTTCGTCACGACTCACAAGAACAGTCAATGGGTCATTTCAAATATTTGCGTGTAAACTGTAACTGTAACTGCGCATGTAACTGTAACTGTGCTTGTAACTGTAACTGCTAAGGATTAAAAACATGTATAAATTATTTAAAATTCCTGTAACTGGAATCGATGGTTCTGAAGATATTGGTATCAATACTTCTGTTAGAACTACTATGGGTTATAACGCAGCGAATAAAGAAATTACTGTATTGGTTGAGAAAATTGTATTACCAGAAGTCCCAACAACTGAATCTATTGATCTTAGAATTAATCATACGGAAGCTAATTTTGAGACTTTATTAGAGAGAACTTTCACATCAGCAGATTTTCCTAAGACTAAAGAAGCAATTCGTTGGGTAGTTGATTACGATGTAACAAAAAATGAAATTATTGGACCATTCAATGCTTTAGACTATACTAAGAATTTTATTTCTGGAAGTTTTACTCATAGAGAAATTCCTAAAATTATTAAACGTCGTTACAATAATAATTTAATTCCATTATTTACCATCGATAATTTTTATAAAACATCACAAGATTTTGATGCGTCAGTAATGACTGTTTATGTCGATGAGCAAGGATTAGCTATTAATGATACTATTCTTACAGGCGATTTAACTTCAGCTGAAACTACAGATCAGGCTGGTGCGACATCTTGGACATATTATAATTTACATACAGCTGTTCACTATGAACTTTTGGATGCTAATGGAAAAATTATTTCTACTAATTTACCATATACAAAAGAAGAAGCTAAAGCTGCTACAACATATCCAATGACAGTAACTCCTGGTGCGTATGATCCAGCTAACCCTTTACAACCAAATAATGGTGGTAATCGCTTTAAAGTTAATCTACCAGTAGCAGATTATTATACTGTAAGAGCTGCATTCGGAACATTTTATACAGATAAAACTCTTCCTATATCATTTGATATAACATGCATTAATGGTGTTCCAAACAAATCCAGATTAGTAGCTGGTGGTTACGATAAAGATCGCTTTGCTGCTGGTGAAGAAACCAATCAGAATATTATTGCTTATAAAGATCAACACGATAAAACTGGTTCAAACCTTACATTAAATGGTGTTGATACGGTAAGAATATCTACCAATGGTTTAGTTTCTGGTGACTTCATTAAATTAAAATTAAATGCTGGCGATTTCTATTCTTATTCAGAACTTTGGATTGAACTAATTTAATTACCATAAATACATTTGTTATTAATAGATTATAAGGATTTACAATGAGTTTATATAAGCTGGTTCTTAAAGGAGCCAATGATGTTGAGCAGGTTTTAGTTTATGACCCAATGACATCTGAGATGTTTTGGGAAGAAACAAAAGAAAAACCATCGCTGAGCCACATTTCTAATGGTTTGGAGTACCAAATTAATGCAAAAGTTTGGACTCCTGCCAAAGTAACAAACCCTCACGATCCAGAACTCCACGGAAGAAAATCCAGAAAACCAACAACACTTAAGATTACTATGGGTCTTAAGTGTAATTATGCTTGCTCTTACTGCAATCAAGCACATCAACCTCATGATCCAGTAGGCGGACCAGATGACGCAGAAGATCTAGTTCGAAAAATGAAAGAAAATTTTCAGTTCGGAACTTATGATAGATTCCGTCTTGAATTTTGGGGTGGTGAACCAATGGTATATTGGAAGACCCTAAAACCTTTAGCTGAAAAGGTTAGAAAAGTTTATCCCAATGCACAGTTTATGATGGTAACCAATGGTTCTTTATTGGATAGAGAAAAGATTGATTGGTTTAATCGAATGGGATTTTCAATCGGTATGTCGCATGATGGACCATTACATGCTCAAAATCGTGGACCAGATCCACTTGATGAACCAAGAGCAAAAGATGCTGTAGTATATGCATTAAAAACTATGGGACAGGGAAGATTTACATTTAACTGTGTATTGACACGTGAGAATGTATCAATACCAGCTGTTCGAGATTTTATTTGCGACAAGTTAAACAGAAAAGATTTTGGATATGAATATACTGAAATTTCTCAGATGGAACTGCAAGTTACAACTGAAGAATTAATGTTACCGTATGATGATTCTGGAATGGCGCATTCTTTGCAAACCCCAGACGAGAAGAAAGAAATTCTACACAATTTATTCTGGGAAACTATTCAAGGACAAAACCAGTTTAGCTGGACAGTCAATACAAAGATTACTGGATTTTTTGAATCGTTAGTTTATCAGAGACCAGCAGAAGTAGTTGGTCAAAAGTGCGGTATGGACAAAGAAGATAATATTGCCATCGATATGAAAGGTAATGTTACTACTTGCCAAAACACCTCTTCATTGACTAAACATAATCTTGGTAATATTGAAGATTTTGATAATATTCGTTTGACCAATTCTTATCACTGGTCGACCAGAGCAGAGTGTCCTAGTTGTCCAGTAGTTCAACTGTGTCAGGGTGCTTGTTTATTCTTAGAAGATCAGTACTGGACTCAAGCGTGTGAGAATTTATTCTATTATAATCTTGCTATTCTTGCAGGTGCTCTATTCATTATGACTGATGGATTAGTTTTGACGAGAATTGAAGGAGATAAGATTAGATTTAATGATGTTAAAACACTTGATGTTATTGATATTAATTTCGTCAAATCTAGCGGAACTCAAAAATCATGGAAAGTTCGTAAACCTCTGAACATTCCTGTGGTTACTGTTCCAGCAATGCCAGTAGTATAATGGCGTTTCTTGATTGTATGATTTGGGAACTGAATAAATTCCCAAGATATGGAAGATATAGAAATGGCTACACAATAGCCAATATCTTCCATTACTGTTCAGACACCAAGGAATACCAGAATAATAATGTAAATATTCAAATTCCTGAATTTGAACTAATTGCAACACCAGAACAACTGCAATTTGTTTATAAATACAAAGAGCAGATTATTGATAACAAGATTCCAGTAATACTGAATTCTATAAATAATGGTATAGAGACTTGGTCGGTAGACCTATTCAAAGCAAAATTTTTACAATACCTTAAAAGGTAAGGAGAACCAAAAAATGAGTAAAAAGCACGTAAAATGGGTTATCGCCCACGAGCCAATCGGGCTATTTCTTAAGGTAGCTGAGTCGTTCGCTAAAGAAGTTAATGAGAAAACTAATGGTCAATTTGATATCGAAGTTCTTTCTCTAACTGCTTATGCTGAGAAATATAACGCTGGCAAGAAAATTAGCAAGAACGATTTAATGCAGATGATTAATGATGGCACTATCGAAATGAGCCACATTTACACTACTTGGTTGGCAGACTACAACAAAGATCTAAACGCATTAGATCTACCATTCTTGTTCCGTGACCACGATCACGCTGACGCAGTTTTAGAAGGTGAAATTGGAACTCAACTATTGGCTGATGTAAGCAAGAATTCTAACATTCACGCTATGTCTTTCACTTACTCTGGTGGTTATCGTGTTGTTCCAGCAAACTTTAAAGCTGACAGCGTAGACGCATGGAAGTTTAAGAAAGTTCGTACTAGCCGTTCTCCAGTTGCAATCGATACTTTCAAGTTACTTGGTGCAAACACTTATCCAGGTATCGAACTTGAGCAAATGAATTCAGCTGCTAAAGAGGGTGTTATTAACGCAGGTGAATCAACTTACGTTCGTATTTTCCCATTACAGCAAAACGAAGCATTTAAGTATGTTAACGACACTGCTCATAGCTTGTTCTTAACTTCTATTATCGTTAATAAAGACTGGATGGCTCAGTTCGACGCAGAAACTAAAGAGATTATCTCTACTGCAGCATTTAATGCAGCACGTAAAGAGCGTCGTGAGTCTGTTGCTGACATTCCAAACATCCTTGCAGAGTGCGAAGCAAAAGGTGTTAAGGTTGTTAAGATGTCTGAGAAAGAAGAACAGAAATTTAAACAAGTTACTGCTAAAGTATATGACATGTACGCTGACTACTTTACTCCAGGTCTAGTAGAAAAAATCAAGCTACAGTAATACTGTCTAAATACATTATGTAAGGGGATGTTTAGGCATCCCCTTTTTCATTTGGGGATTATATGAAGCAAATTTTATTTTACAATGTTGGATTCGTTAAACAAGTTGTTGACCAGCAACCTGAGATTTTAGATGGTTATCTTTTAGACAGAGATTTATTTTATTTTTATGACAAACATAAAATGAATCTTAATAATGTTTATGATAGAACAGGATCTATTCCACATTACCTAAACATTAAACCTGGACTATTGCAAATACCGAGTGTAGAGGGTTTTAACAAGTCATTTGCTCAATGTGTAGAAGAACGATGTAAACAACTTTTATCATTGGGTAAACGTATAAATGTCGTTTGGAGTGGAGGTATTGATAGCACTTTAGTTCTCTGTGCGTTACTGCATTTTGCCAACGATCCAAAACAAATTGCTGTTTATGGAACATATACTTCCATACTAGAGTCTGGGGATTTTTTAGAGAAAAGAATTATCCCTAAAGGTGTAGATTTAAAAATTAAAGTTTCTTCGAATAGAGATTTTGATGATTGTTCAGAAAATGAGATATTTGTTACTGGGTTCTTTGGTAATCAGCTATTTGGACCAACTGATAATTTCTCAGTTAATCCTGCAGTAAAAACAAACATATCCTTTTTTCATCATCAATTTAATGGACCAGATCCATTGGACGACTATACGAAGTACATCGATCCAGAATTGCATGAGTTTATGTTACCATGCATTAATGCTAGTCCAAAGAAAATTGAAACCTTAAGAGATTTACGTTGGTGGTTTATTTTTAACTTGGATTGGTATACTGCTGAGTTTGCAACAAGAGTTAGTACAAGTCAGCAAGACAATCAATTTCACTTCTTTAATACAGACGACTTTCAGCGTTATGTGATTACAACTAAAGAACCATTCACTAAAGAAGTTGGAAACCCATTGACTCATCGTTGGGTTATGAGGGAGTTAATCGAGGAGTGGAGTGGCGATAGCCATTATGCTTGGCAAAAACCAAAAGGGGTTTCCAATTTAGGAAACCCCGATCCGACATGGCTACTTCTATTGGAAGATTATAGTGTGATTAAGTTACCACCCACATCTTTTGTAAACCAAACTAGAATTAACGTCCGAAACCAACCTTAATATTTAAAGTGACATAAGATTGGGTGTCTAGATTAGTTTCTGTATAACGCATCAAATGTCCAGGAGTTACATAAACTTCTCCAAATCTACCTTTGATTTGAAATGAAGTTGCAACCAAATTCTGTGCAGCCAATTGACGTGTTGTAGTTACGCCACCACGAGGATCGGCGAAATATGTTGGTGGTGTATATTCGCCAGTGTGCAGAACAAACGTAAATACCAAAGGAACGTGTTCGTAACAATGTAGTGGAATGTGTTCTAATTTTTGTTGGAATAGAGCATTGGATCCAATAATAACAGGTGTATATTGCATCTCATTGTTAAATTCTGGAAGATCTTGGCAAATAGTATAGACAATCTCTTTGAGTTTTTCTACATATTTGTTATCTTCTGTGAACATTAAATCTGTAGTTACATTTGTTGAGCATGAATTGACCAAGTCAATAAAATCTTGATCGCTAAAGGTCAAATCATCCATCATTGTGGGATTTATGTCAAAACTCCGAAATTGTGTTGAGAATAATTCTTTTGCGAAAGATTCTGTTACCAGTTTATTGACTTGAATTTCGGGGGTGTTTTGGGTTGTTTCCATGTTATCTCCATGAGTTAAAAAATAATCGCTTCGCAGCTAAAAAGTATTTATACAACTGTATTTAGCGTTTCCAAATATGATAAATAATTGAAGAAAAGCAATTTAGGATCCCTAGGATGGCAACTGTTAGCAACCTTTTTGTAGACGCTGGAGCTGACTACAGTACAATTATTACTGTGGCTGCTACTAACGGACAACCATTGAATCTGACTGGGTATAGCGTGGCTTCTCAGATGAGAAAATCTTACTCATCTTCCACTGTATACAATTTTACAACATCACTTTATGACGCTGCGCAAGGCAAGGTTCGTCTTCAGTTAAACAACGCACAATCTTCAGCTATCCCAGCTGGGAGATGGCTGTATGACGTAGAAATAACATCACCATCAGGAACTAAAACAAGGGTCATAGAAGGAATCGTAACAGTAACCCCAGAAATAACGAGATAATAATGGCAGATACAGTAGCAATAGTTCAGCCCGAAGAATCGTTACAAGTTGCAGTATCAGAAGGAACAATAGTTCTTTCTAATACCAACTTGGCTAACCCAGCTGTAGTAGAATCAATGTCTAATATTGCAGACGTTGATGTTACAACGAATGGAAAAACAACTGGGTCAATATTGATTTACAGAGAAGCAACTCAAAAATGGACCGCCTCAACTACCTTAGATGCGCAAAACATGGAAGGTGGCTATTATTAAATGGAGAATAACAGATGGCATCAATAATCAGAATTAAGCGTTCGAGTGGAAGTTCCGCTCCAGCCACACTGGGTGATGGTGAGTTAGCCTACTCATCTGGCTCAGGTAAATTATACATTGGTTTCGGTACTGAGGTATCGGGCAGTGCACCTCAACAAATCATCGGTGGTAAATTCTACACCGACCTATTATCTGGAACTGCAGGATCTTGGTCAACGCTAAGTGGTAAAGCAGTTATTCTTGATAACACAGGTAAGATTGACAAATTCCTAGTTGGTGGTTTAGCGTTTGGTGATGTAGCACCTAATACAATTAGTGCAGTAAGTGGCGATATTACAATCGCTCCTAACTCTTCTACAGCAATCGTAAGAATCGCTGGTACAAACCAGATGATGATTCCTGCTGGTACTACAGCACAAAGAACTACTCCTGCTTACGCTGGTGCAATTCGTTTCAATACAGATCAAAGTTCTTTTGAAGGATACTCAGGTTCCAACTGGTCATCACTAGGTGGTGTTCGTTCTGTTGATGGATTAACATACATTACTGCAGAATCTTCTCCAGGTGCTTCTGATGACACTCTAAGATTCTATACAGATGGCACTCTTGCCATGGCTCTAGACACAGATAGTCTAGACATTGAATCTAAAATTGCAACAGTTAATATTAATGCGACTACTGCTTCTTCTAGCACCGCTACAGGTGCATTAGTTGTTGATGGTGGTGTTGGTATTGCTGGCGATGTGTATATTGGTGGAAATTTAAGTATCGCTGGTACTGACTTAAATATCGGTAGCGTACAGTTTAATCAAGGTTTAACTCTATCTGGTTCAACAACTCCTGCAACTGAATACTTCCGCATCACTGATGGTGCTGCAACACCAGTAACCAAGTTCTTAGTTGATACTGCAAACGGTAATACTTCTATTACTGGAACATTATCTGCAGGTGCTTCTACTCTTTCATCAGCAACTATTAGCAACAATGCTTCTGTTGGTGGAACTCTAGTAGTCACTGGCAATACAACACTTAATGGATCTTTAGCAGCTGGCGCATCGACTCTTGCTTCTGCTTCTGTAACAGGTAACGCAACTGTTGGTGGAACATTCGGTGTAACAGGTGCTACAACTCTAGCAGCATTAAGTGCTACAACTGGTTCTTTCTCTAGCACCCTATCATCTACTGGCGACTTCGCTGTCAATACAAACAAGTTTACTGTTACTGCAGCTTCTGGAAACACTTCTGTTGCAGGAACTTTAGCCGTAACTGGTGCTACAAACTTAAGTAATACTTTAGGTGTTACTGGAGCGACTACATTAGGTTCAACTCTTGGTGTAACTGGTGCTGCCACTTTCGCAAGTACTGCCAATGTTGATGGCAACTTCTCTATTGCAACTAATAAGTTTACAGTAGCTGCCACATCAGGTAATACAGCGATTGCTGGAACTCTTGGTGTTTCTGGAGTATCCAATCTTGCTGCATTAAATGCTACAGCAGGTAATTTCTCTACAACTCTTGATGTAACTGGTGCTGCTACTTTCTCTAGCACAGTTTCTTCACTAGGAAACTTTGACGTTGGTACTAATAAGTTTACTGTCAATGCTACATCAGGTAATGCTCAAATTGCTGGTACATTAGGTTTAACTGGCGACTTAGCAATTAACGTAAACAAGTTTACAGTAGCTGCAACATCAGGTAATACAGCGATTGCTGGCACATTAACTGTATCTGGAGCTACTACGCTAAGTTCTAACTTAGCAATGAGTGGTAATACTATTACTGGTCTTGCTGATCCAGTAAACCCTCAAGACGCTGCAACTAAGAACTATGTTGATGCTGCTCGTTCTGGTCTTGATGTTAAACAGTCAGTTCGTGTAACAACTACAGGAAATATTACTCTTTCTGGAACTCAGACGATTGATGGAATCGCTGTTGTTTCTGGTGATCGTGTTCTTGTTAAAGACCAAACTACTGCTTCTCAAAACGGTATTTACGTTGTTGCGAACGGATCTTGGTCTCGTGCATCAGATGCAGACGCAAACGCTGAAGTTACTTCTGGTTTATTTACTTTCGTTGAAGAAGGTAATACTCAAGCAGCAACTGGATGGGTATTAACTTCAACTGGAACACTAACAGTTGGAACTTCTCCATTAACATTCGGTTTATTCTCAATCACCAACAATATTGCTGCTGGTGCTGGTCTTATCAAGAATGGTAACCAATTTGACGTACAAGTTGGAACTGGTATCGCAATCGTTGCAGACACTGTAACTCTAGCTTCTACTGTTGCTGGTGCTGGTTTAACATTCACTGGTGGTGTTGTTGATGTAGTTGGAACTGCAAACAGAATTACTGTCAATGCTGATAGTATTGACATCGCATCAACTTATATTGGTCAATCTTCTATTACAACTTTAGGTACTATTACCACTGGTGTTTGGAATGGAACTACTATTGGTGCAGGGTATGGTGGTACTGGCGTATCAAGTTACTCTGTTGGTGATTTGTTGGTTGCTTCTGGTGCTTCTACTCTAAGTAAATTAAGTGTTGGTGTTTCAGGTAAAGTTCTACAGTCAAATGGAACTACTTTAGTCTACGGCGACGTAGATGGCGGAACATACTAAATAGCATAAAGAACAGAGGGATTTTTATCCCTCTTTCAAAATTGAGTTGTCCTTTTTTAAGGTAAATAATGGCCAATACGGTTAAGTTAAAAAAGTCTTCCGTACTAGGAAAGATCCCACAATCTGCAGATTTAGATTATGGCGAGTTAGCACTTAACTACGCCGATGGGAAACTGTATTTCAAAGATTCATCAAACGTAATACAGTTGTTTGGTGCATCTTCTGCCACAGATACCTTAACAAACAAAACACTAACTGATAGCACAGTTAATAATACGCCAATTGGTGGTACTACTCCATCAACTGGCGCATTTACATCTTTATCCGCTACAGGTAATGTTACAGCAGGGCAAAACTTAGTAAGCAATTTCTCCTCGGGTGACGAGGGTGGTGAGATTACCCTAAACAAACCTGCAACGAATACAACAATTTCCACAAGTGTCACAATTGACGTGTGGCAAAATAAGGTTCGTATTTTTGAAAGTGGTGGATCAAATCGTGGTGCATTTATTGATTTATCTGCTGCAGTCGGTGGAGTTGGATCAAACCTTTTAACAGGTGGGTCGCAGGGAACCACATTACCATCTCAAACTGGGAATGCAGGAAAATATTTAACAACCGATGGATCGGTACTATCTTGGGCAGCTGTTGCTGGTAGTGGTGGGTTTCCAGTTGTTGATGCAGGATTAATTACAGAGTCTATAAATATGTCTGCAATGGTAGATGCGGGAACTATAGCGTAAAAGGTAAAGAATGGCACTCCAAATACAATTAAGACGTGGTACACATAGCCAACATAGTACATTCACAGGTGTCCTTGGTGAAGTAACAGTCAATACCACAAATAACTCTTTACATATGCATGATGGCACCAGTCCTGGTGGCCATGAATTAGCAAAAGTAAATTTCAGTAACGTAGCTTCTGGCGCAATCGCCAACTCTAAGCTAGCGAACTCAACAATTTCTGGTGTTGCTCTTGGCTCAAACTTAGCAACATTAACTATCGGCACTGGTTTAACTGGTGCTGCTTATAATGGTTCATCTGCATCTACAGTTTCTCTAGCAGCTTCTGGCGTAACTGCTGGTTCTTATGGTTCTTCAACAGCAGTTCCTGTTTTAACCATCGATACATATGGTCGTGTAACTTTAGCAGGTACTGCTGCAATCTCAGGTGCTTTAACATTTACTGGGGATGTTTCTGGTTCTGGAACAACTGGAACAACTACAACACTAACTCTTGCTACAGTTAATTCAAATGTAGGAACATTCACCAAACTAACAGTAAACGGTAAGGGTCTTGTAACTGCAGCTTCAAATGCTACTACTGCAGATATTGCAGAGAGTGGTAATCTATATTACACTCAAGCCAGATTTGATTCTGCTTTTGCTGCCAAGTCAACAACTAATTTGGCAGAAGGAACAAATCTTTACTATACTCAAAATAGATTTGATGCTGCTCTTGGCGCAAAGACTACAGATAATTTAACTGAAGGTTCGTCAAATCTATATTTCACTACTTCTCGTGCACGTGCTTCAGTTTCAGCAGGAACTGGAATTACATACAGTAATACTACTGGTGTAATTTCCACTGCACAAGATATTTCTACTACTTCTTCTCCAGTATTTGCTGCTATCACGTCAACAGGAGCAATAACTGCTGGAAGTTTAACTGTAAGTGGCGATTTAACTGTTAACGGAACGACTACTACTGTTAACTCTACTACACTAACAGTAGACGATAAAAATATTGAATTGGGTTCTGTTGCAAGTCCTTCTAATGCTACTGCTGATGGTGGTGGTATTACTCTTAAAGGTACTACTGACAAAACATTTAACTGGGTATCGGCAAGTGCAGCTTGGACTTCATCTGAACACTTAGCTTTAGCAGCAGGAAAAACTTTACTACTGAATGGTTCTACATCAGGAACTGTTACTGTTCAAGTTCCTGCAGCAGCTGGCGCAACAACCATCACTCTACCAGCTACTACTGGTACTGTTGTTACAACAGGTGACACAGGAACTGTAACCAATGCAATGTTGGCTGGTTCAATCGCCAACGCAAAACTATCAAATAGTTCTGTAACAATTAATGGTCAAACAGTATCTCTTGGTGGATCTACCACTGTTACAGCAACTGCTACAAACGCATTAACTATTGGAACTGGATTAACAGGAACATCTTATAATGGATCATCTGCAGTAACTATCGGTATTGATTCAACTGTTGTTACTTTAACTGGAACACAGACTTTATCAAATAAGTCCTTATCTGATAGCACAACATATTTTGTTGATGAAACAGATGCAACTAAAAAGATGCAAATTCAAGTATCAGGTATTACATCTGGTACTACACGAGTATTAACAGCACCAAACGTAGATGGTACTATCGTCACAACTGGCGATACAGGAACTGTTACATCAGCAATGATTGCCAATGGCACTATTGTTAATGATGACATTAGTGCAACTGCAGCAATCGCATCATCTAAGATTGCAGGTCTCGCTGCTTCCGCTACAACTGATACAACAAATGCATCAAATATTTCTTCAGGAACATTGGCAGCTGGAAGATTACCAGCATTCACTGGAGATGCAACTTCAAGTGCAGGATCTTCTGCTTTAACACTATCAGCATCTGGCGTTACTGCAGGAACTTATGGTTCTTCTACCGCAGTTCCTGTATTGACTGTAGATGCTAAAGGTAGAATCACTGTTGCTTCTACCGCATCAATTTCTGGTGCAATTACTTTAAGTGGTGATGTTTCTGGAACTGGCACAACAGGTTCGACAACTAACGTCACTTTAGCAACAGTAAACTCAAATGTAGGAACATTTGGTTCTTCAACAGCGATTCCAACTATCACTGTAAATGCTAAAGGTTTGGTAACTGGTGTTTCTACAACTGCAGTATTCATTCCTTCAAGTTCTATTGCTGTTACTGGTGGCGATTTAACATTATCTGGAACCACTGGCGCAGATATAACTAATGCGACTCTGGCAGCAACTGGTATCGGTGCTGGAACTTACACCAAGATTACTGTTGATACTAAAGGTCGTGCTACAGTAGGTGCACAAGCTACTACTTCAGATATTGCTGAGGGAAGCAATCTTTATTATACAGATGCTCGTGCAAGAGCTGCTCATTCAGCTGGAACTGGTATTTCATATAACAGTGGCACTGGTGCGATTGCTGTAGATACATCCACTATCGCAACACAAACTTATGTTAATACAAAGGTAGCAGACTTAGTAGGTTCTACTCCTGCTACATTAGATACTTTACAAGAGTTAGCGACAGCAATTGGCAACGATCCAAACTATGCTTCTACGCTAACTACTTTAGTTGGTACCAAATTAAATACTGCAGATTTTACTTCTACAGCAAATACTTGGCTTGGAACTAAGTCAACTACAAACTTAGCTGAAGGAACTAATCTTTATTTCACTAATGCGAGAGCAAGAAGTGCTATTAGTGCCAGTGGCAACTTATCTTATAACTCAACTACTGGTGTAATTAGTTATAGTAATCCAACTACAGATAGTGTTACAGAAGGTTCTACTAACCTTTATTTCACTACCACTAGAGCTAATACTGCATTTGATAATCGTTTAGGATCAAAATCTACTTCAGACCTCTCTGAAGGAACGAATAAATACTTTACAGACGCTAGAGCAAGAGCTGCTATTAGTGTCAGTGGTGGAGCAACATACAATTCATCTACTGGTGTTATTAATGTACCTGCTCCAACAGTTACATTAGATGGTCTTGATGACGTTGTAATTAATTCTCCGCAAGCACAGCAGGTTCTTAAGTTTAATGGATCCCAGTGGGTCAATGCTAACAATGACGTTGCTGTAGCTTCTGCTGTTTTTGCTCCTCAAGCAATGAGTGATTTGGGAGAAGTTAGCGATTCAAGTATCGGTATTACTGAAGATCTTGGACTTGTTACTCAGCTTGCGTTTTTTGTTTATGATATGGGACAACTACGATTGGATGGTATTGTGTCATTGAATAACTTGGATCAATCTGTTAAATCAGATTATATTGCTTACTCTATTATTTTTGGATTCTAAAGGATAAACTATGGCTCGTGCATTAGCAGAAAAATATATTTTTACTCCAGGTGGAGTTAACCAAGGAACAATTAAGATTCCTGGAAAAGTTGACTTAAATCAACTATTGGTTATTACAAATAAAAGTACACAAGAAAACATCTATGCGTTAGGAGATCCTACACGCAGTGCAACCATATCATTTAATGCTGATGATGCTGATACATTCAATACTGCTTATGATGGAGTAACTACCATTACTTTGACAAAAGATACATCAGAGATGTTATCTACACATTCTTTGGCAATCTACACTGACGCTCCTAGTTATCAAGGTACTATCATTCGACCATATGCATTCGGTACAGATGCTATTGAACGTATCCGTATTGCAAACCCTCAGGCGATGATTGACGCTGACTTTGAGTATGGTCTACAAACTACAAAGTGGCAGAACTATTCTTCTATTAGAAATATTCCAGGTATCTTTGAAAAACCTGGACTTGACTTGTTTATTTCTAACGTAACTACTGACGGAGCAACTCCTTCGATTATTACCGTAACAACTACAGCACCACATGGTCTCTTAGTTGGCGATCCAGTTATTCTTCATGGTCTTTCTGTTGTATTAAACTATGCACGAGCAGAAGGTGCGTTTATCGTTGCCAGTGTTCCAAACTCTACAACATTTACATATTATGCTAAGGGTATTGTTGGGACTAACGGACAAACTATGTTCGGTAGTGCGACTTATGGTCGTCGTGGTGGTTTCTATGCTGGTGCACAAATGCCAGTGACGAGTATTGTCAGTGATGGTGTTAACCCATCGAAGATTACTGTAACATTATCAGCCAACCATGGTCTGGTTCCAGGATCTCCAATTACTGTAATTAATACTTCCAATGGAACTAATCATAATTTAATTTCAGGAAACTTTTTCTTAGAAACTATTGTTAACCCAACTACGTTTACATATACTGCTCGAGTTGGCGGATCAGTTTCTAATACAGGATTGAATGGAAAAGTTTTCGTTCGTTCAGACGCTATTTCTATCCATCGTCCATTTGATGGAGGTATTATTCTTGGACCATTTAGTCCATCAAATGGCGCATCTGCTATTCGTCAAACTAAAAAATATATCCGTTACCAATCAGGTAAAGGTGTTATGTTCACTTCTGGTGTTTTATTCTGCCCAGTACATAACTTAGATCAAATCTCAGCTAATGGTACAGTTCCAGGATCTGTTGTTACAGTAACGTGCGAAACTAACCATGGATGTCAAGTTGGTGCAACTGTTACTATTGCAGGTGTTATTACTGGAGGTTATAATGGAACATACGGTATTACTTCCGTTGTTAACGAACAAACATTTACATACTCAGCTTCTAATACATTGGAATCTGCCACAGCAGTTTTAACTGACTTGCCACGTGTAACAGTTGTAGGCTGGCATGGATCCACTGTTCGTTGCGGTCCATTCGATGACCAAAACGGAGTTTTCTGGGAATTTGATGGACAAGAACTTGCTGTAGGTAAGCGTTCAGGTACATATCAATTATCAGGATATGTTGCTTGTACTCCAGGATCTCAATCAGTTACTGGCACGAATAGTCGTTTCACTCAACAGTTACGTGCGGGTAGTAATATTATTATTCGTGGTATGACATATAAAGTTGCATCTATTAGTAGCGATACAGCATTAACTATTAATCCTCCATATCGTGGCATTAATCCGTCAGGTAAAGTAAAATATACGGTAATTAGAGATACACGTGTCCCTCAATCTCAATTTAATATTGATAAGATAGATGGAACTGGAGAATCTGGATATAAGATTAATCTAGGTAAAATGCAGATGATCGGTATTCAATTCTCTTGGTATGGTGCTGGTTTTATTGATTGGATGATTCGTGGATCTGATGGTAACATGATTCCTGTACATAGAATGAAACAGAATAACGTTAATGATGAAGCGTACATGCGTACTGGTAACTCAACTATTCGTTATCAAGTTATTAATGAAATCGCTGCGTCTACGTTAACTGAAAATGTAGACGCAACTCAAACAACCATTACAGTTAAAGACGCATCTAGGTACCCAGCTACTGGTGGAGTACTTAACCTAGAAGGAGAGTTAATTCAATACACTGGTAAAACAGGAAATACATTAACTGGATGTACTAGAGGTTCAAGCATCACTCAATTCGTTGGTGGTTTAAATAGAACATTTACAGGAAGACCAGCTTTTGCTCATAGTGAAGGAAATGGACAACAGGGTGTTGGATTAATGAGTGTAACTTGCTCACCATTAATTAACCACTGGGGTTCTTCATATATTATGGACGGTAATTTTGATACTGATCGTGGATACTATTTTAACTACGCTTCTTTATCCAATACAATTAACGCAGGTGCTGCAAAAACTGTATTCTTTATTAGATTGGCTCCATCAGTTTCAAACTCCATTGCTGCTGACTTCGGAGATAGAGATTTGATTAATCGTTCACAATTATTGTTGGAAAAATTACAGATTACAACAGACCAATCTGTTCAGTTAATTGGTATGTTAAATCCAGGTAATATTGATGCATCTACTCTTTCGTGGGAAAACGTAAACCAAGCAGCTTTAGGTTCACAACCTTCTTTTGCTCAGATCTCTACAAGCACTACTACTGAAGCAACTCCAGGAGAACAGATTTTCGCAACTCTTGGACCTCCAGGAGGATTTGCTGAGATTGACTTAACAAAACTAAAAGAACTATCAAATTCGGCTATTGGTGGTTATAGTAACTATCCTGATGGTCCAGACGTTTTAGCCGTTGTAGTTAAAAACTTAGGTAGTGGTAATGCTAAAGTGAACGTAAACTTATTCTGGACAGAAGCCCAAGCCTAAATATAAGATAAAAATTAGAGGAAAACTATGGCAACACAAGTACAATTTAGACGAGGTACTACCACTCAGAATAATGCGTTCACTGGCGCAGTAGGCGAGTTGACCTATGATACTGAAGTTAAAACACTTAGAATCCACGATGGCGTAACTGCTGGTGGTGGTTCTATTGCGTTAACTACAAATGCAACGCAGACAGTTCTGAATAAAACCCACAGTACTGGTTCTGTTTGGAATGGTAGTCCAGTGTCATTGCAATATGGCGGAACTAATACTGCCATTACACCTGTCGCTGGTGCTGTTGCCTATGGTACTGCTACAGGTATTAATTTATCTGCTGCAGGAACTTCTGGACAAGTTCTTATTTCAGGTGGTTCTGCTGGTCCATCTTGGATTAACTCAACTGGTCTACAAACAGGTACTGCTGTTAATGCTACATATGCCACTAACGTGGCTGGTGGTTCTGCAGGACAGTTAGTTATTCAGCAAGACTCTTCTTTAACTACATTCATTACTGCTGGCGCATCAGGAACATTCTTGAAGTCGAATGGTGCTGGTTATGCTCCAGGATGGGCGACTGCTGACGTTACAGTTGGTTCTACTGTTATTTCTCTTGGTAGTTCTTCTACTTCCTTAGCTGGTCTTGACATTATTGCTGCAACTGGAACTAGCCACTGGACAATTCCAGTTGGTACTACTGTTCAGAGACCTGCTTCTCCAGCAGTCGGTATGATTCGTTATAACTCTACTCAATCTACATTCGAGGGATATTCTTCTGGTGCTTGGTCGTCACTTGGTGGTGTTAAATCAGTTAATGCATACACCTATATTCTTGCAGAAACTTCTGCGGGTGCAGCTAACGGAGATTTAGATTTCTACGTGCAAAATGCTGGCACAAACGGATCTGTATATGCAGGTAAATGGAATAGAACTTCTCTTAATGTTAAACTTACAACAGCATCAAGTTCTACAACAACAGGTGCTTTAGTCGTTGATGGTGGTGTTGGTATAGCTGGCGCAGCTAACGTAGGTGGAAATTTAACTGTTTCAGGTAACTTATCTGTTTCTGGTACTACAACAACTACAAACAGTCAATCACTGACTGTTACAACTCCACAATTATATCTTGCTTCTGATAATGCTGGAAACTCAATCGACATCGGTATTATTGGTGCTTATGTTTCTAGTGGAAGCAAAAAAACAGGTTTAGTTAAACAAGCATCTTCTGGTGAGTGGAGATTGTTCTCCAACACTACAGCTGCTCCAGGAAACGTATATGACTTCACTGGTGCAACATATGATAATCTACGTCTTGGTGGAATTATTGGTACTGGAAACTCTACTATTGGTGGCACTCTAGGCGTAACTGGCGCAACAACTTTAAGTTCAACATTAAGCGTATCAGGATTGATCACTTCTTCCAGTGGTATTTCTGGTGGTCCAGCATCTCATACAACTGGAACGTTTACAGATGCGGTTAGCACTACAAGCTCATTTACAGCTTCAGGACAAATTACTGGTGGTTCTTTCCAAACTTCTTCTGACGCAAGATTAAAGTCTAACATTGAAGATTCTTCATATGGTTTAGATAAAGTTTTGCAATTACGTTCTGTTCAATATGACAGAAATGATAATCATGAAGTTGGTTTAATTGCACAAGAAGTGGAAGCAATTCTACCTGAGTTTGTTGGCGAAAGCGATGGATACAAAACTGTTAATTATTCGCAAATGGTTTCTGTTTTAATTAAGGCAGTTCAAGAACTTTCTGCAGAGGTTAATGCACTAAAAGCCAAACTAGGAGAGTAAAATGGCAGTAGTAACTTCTAGACAGGGGTTGAGAGAATACTGTTTAAGAGCATTAGGTGCTCCAGTATTAGAGATCAACGTAGATGACGATCAGTTAGAAGATCGCATCGATGAAGCGTTAGAATATTGGAAGCAATATCACTACGATGGTATTGAACGAGTATATCTAAAGCATACTGTCACAGCAGCTGATATTACAAATAAGTATATTCCTATTGCAGATGCAGTATATGGGATTACACGTGTAGTTCCTGTATCACAGACATCCTCATCTAAAAGTCTTTTTGATATTCAATATCAACTTCGTTTACACGATCTTTACGATCTGACATCAACATCTATAATCTATTACAAAACTGTAATGTCGCACATTGCATTGTTGGATATGGAATTAAATGGTCCACAGATGTATAGATTTAATCGTCTTCAAAATAGATTACACATAGATTTAAAATGGGGTACTGATGTAGTTGAGGGTGGAATTATTGTTTGCGAAGCATATCGTGCTTTAGACCCAACTGAGTTCTCTAAAGCATGGAACGAATCGTGGTTAAAAAAATATGTTACTGCTCTATTTAAAAAACAATGGGCAACAAACATTAAAAAGTTTTCAGGAATTCAGCTTCCAGGTGGTGTTACTTTGGATGGCGATAAATTGTATGACGAAGCAGTAGGAGAAATTAAAGAGTTAGAAGATGAATTGCAAAATAAATCTGCTCCGCTCGAGTTTTTCCTAGGATAACATGACTACAACTAATGTTTATTTTTCTCATGGAACTAAGAATGAGCAGCATCTAGTAGAAGATCTGATCATTGAGTCTCTGCGCATTTATGGTCAAGAGGTTTTTTATATTCCAAGAACTTTAGTTTCAAAAGATGATGTGCTGGGCGAAGATCGCCTATCAGAATTTAAAAGTGCATTTCCAGTTGAAATGTATTTTGAAAACGTAGATAACTTTGCTGGGCAAGGTGCGTTCATTCAGAAGTTTGGTTTAATGATGGAACAGTCTGCAACTCTTGTAGTTGCAAGACGTCGTTGGGAACAATTTATTGGTCGCTATGGTGCAACTATTCTTCCCAATCGTCCATGCGAGGGTGATTTAATTTATTTCCCATTATCAAAGGGATTGTTCGAAGTTAAGTTCGTTCAACACCAAGATCCATTTTATCAGCTTGGTAAGTTATATGTATATAAACTACAAGTTGAATTGTTCCAATACAGCTCTGAGCGTATTGATACTGGTCTTGCAGCTGTAGATACATTTGAATCATTAAAAACATTCAGTACGAATACCACAAGAAGTGCGTTTGGATATGTTAAATCTATAGAAGTAACAACCCAAGGATCTGGATATACAACAGCTCCAACTGTTGTAATTACTTCTGGAACTGGTACTGGTGCAACAGCAACTGCTGTTCTGGGTAGTGGTTCTACTGCAAATAAAGTTATTCGTGTAGACGTAACCAATGGTGGAACTGGATATCAAATACCACCTGCAATAGCATTTACTGGAGGTGGCGGAAGTAATGCTGCAGCAACTGCTGTAATTGAAGCTGATATTGATAAACCCGATTCTTTTGGCGACAATAACACCTTTAAAGAAGAAGCTACAGATATCTTATTTTCAGAAAATAATCCTTTCGGTGATGTGGGTGTATAATGTTAAATAATCAAGTTTACTATCACGGAATTATTCGCAAAAGCATTGTAGCGTTTGGTCGTTTATTCAGCGACATTTATATTGATCGCAAAGAAGGCGATTCTGTAACAGGAACAACAGTTCAACGTGTTCAAGTTCCATTGGCTTATGCGCCAAAAGAAAAGTGGCTGGTAAGAATTGAACAAGACCCAGAGTTAAAGAATAATACATATACAACTTTACCACGTATGTCTTTTGAGATTACTGGTTATACATACGATGCCACAAGAAAAATTAACCGCATGCAAAAAATTACATGTGGTTCAGCATTAGATTCTATGAGTTATGTTTATACCCCTGTGCCATATAATATCGATATATCTTTATATGTATTAACTAAAACTCAGGAAGATGGATTGCAAATAATTGAACAGATCCTTCCAACATTTACACCTGAATATACACTTGCAGTTAAAACTGTTCAGGATATGAATATTGTTTTAGATGTTCCTATTATCTTAAATAGTGTTTCTGTTCAAGATGATTACGATGGCGACTTTCAGACTCGTCGCTTCGTTACACATACTTTAAACTTTACATTGAAAACTAGCTTGTTTGGACCAGTTTCTGGACAAGGAGTTATTACTCAAGTTAATGCCAATGTTGGTCAGAATGAAAACTTTAGTAACCCAAATAGAGTTTATGTTGCTGAGGGTGATCCTGCAACTGCAACAATTTCCCAAGAGAATTGGGAAGATAATTTTTAAATATGGTTAAAATTTATAATGCTAATGCGAATTTAAAAGCTGCTGGTGTAACAGTTCAGTTCACACCAGAGAATGTTCAAGAGTATTTAAAATGTCGTGATGATCCAATCTATTTTATAGAAACATATTGTCAGATTGTTTCTCTTGATAAAGGGTTGATTCCTTTTAAATTATACGATTGCCAAAAAGACAAAGTTAAAGTTATTCATGAGAATCGAAGAGTGATTCTTATGGAGGGTCGCCAGCAGGGGAAGACTACTACTTCCGCTGCATATATCCTTTGGTATACTCTGTTTCAAGATAATAAGACTGTTGCTATTCTTGCAAATAAAGCAACTGCAGCTCGAGAAGTTTTATCTCGCTATCAGTTGATGTATGAAGGATTGCCACTTTGGTTGCAACAAGGTGTTACCACTTGGAATAAGGGTGACATTGAATTGGAGAATGGTAGTAAAGTATTTACTGCTGCAACGTCAGCTTCAGGTATTCGTGGTAAATCTGTTAACTTACTATATGTTGACGAAACTGCGATTATCCCAAATACAGTTGCTGAAGAATTTTTTACGTCAGTTTACCCAACTATTTCTGCTGGTGAAACAACAAAGATTCTTTTAAGTTCTACGCCACTCGGTTATAATCACTTCTGGAAATTCTGGAATGATGCTGAAAATGGTAGAAATGGTTTTGTTCCATTATTCATTCCATATTGGAAAATTCCAGGACGTGATGAGAAATGGGCAGCTGAGCAGAAAGCCATGCTCGGTGAGTTAAAATATAACCAAGAGGTTTTATGTAAGTTCTTAGGTTCTAGTTTAACTTTAGTCAATGCTGATGTTATTGCAAAGATGTCAGTTGCAGTCCCAGTATTCAGCAAAGATGGTTTAGATCTATATGAAAATCCGCAAGAAAACCACACTTATGTGTTGGTGGCGGATACAGCGAAAGGTGTTGGTGGAGATTATTCTGCTTTCACTATTGTCGATATTACAGAAGTCCCATACAGACTTGTCGGTAAATATCGAAAAAATGATATTAGTCCATTGATGTATCCTAGTGTAATTTATCACGTGGCTACACAATTTAATCAAGCGTTTGTTTTGGTGGAAACCAATTCAAGCGAGCAAGTTCCATACATTTTGCATCATGAATTAGAATATGAAAATCTAGTTTTTGTGAATAGAAGTACAGGGTTCCAAACTGTTACTGGTGGTTTCGGTGGTGGTCAGACCCAACTTGGCGTAAATACTGATAAAAAGGTTAAAAGAACTGGTTGTCATAATTTCAAAGCGTTGGTTGAAGAAAATAAGTTAATTATACAAGACGCAGATATTATATCAGAAATTTCAACTTTTATTGAAAAACGCAATTCATATGAAGCAGATGAGGGATATCATGATGATATGGTTATGTCTTTGGTTCTGTTTTCTTGGCTAACTTCTACGAGTTATTTCAAAGACCTAAATAATGTAAACCTAAGACAAATTATGTATGAGAAAAAGATTAAAGCGATGGAAGAAGAACTTACCCCATTTGGTTTTTTTGACAATGGGGATACAAGAGAGAAACCACTACTGAACTTTTGAAATTGCGGTTTCAATAAATAAATTAGTGCTTTCAAGTGCTCCTCGAAGCAAAACAGAATAACATGTAATAAGGAGAATTACAATGCCTTTTCAACTTAGTCCTGGCGTTGCAGTTGTAGAAAAAGACTTTACCTCTATTGTACCAGCAGTTTCGACTTCTGCTGGTGCTTTTGCTGGAGTGTTCCAGTGGGGTCCAGTTCTTCAACCTGTAACCATTTCATCTGAAACCGAACTTGTTCGTCGTTTCGGAAAACCTGTTGCCGATAGTGCAGCATCTTTTTTCACAGCAGCAAACTTCTTATCATATACAAACAATTTATTGGTCGTTCGTGTTGATACAATCAATCACCGTAATGCTGTTTCTAGTCCATCTGGTACTGTAACTGCAATTACCAGAAGTGCTGCTGGATCAGGTTATACTTCTGCTCCAGTTGTAACACTTAGCGCACCACAAATTGCTGGTGGTGTGCAAGCCACTGCAGTAGCCAATATGGCTGGTAGTTCTATTACTTCCGCTGCAGTTTCTGCTGGTGGTACTGGTTACACTGGAACACCTACTATAACTTTCACTGCTCCAGCTGGTGGTACTGCTGCGACTGGTACTGTTCAAGTTACTGATGGTGCTGTTACTGGCATCACAATCACTAGCGGTGGATCTGGTTATACAACTGCTCCAACTGCAGTTATTACTGGTACTGGTACTGGCGCAACTGCTGGTGCGATCACTCTTTCTAGTACAACAGTTGCTAGCATTACAGTTACCAATGGCGGATCTGGATATACTTCTGCTCCAACAGTTACACTAACTGGTGGCGGTGGTACTGGTGCTTCTGGAACTGCAGTTGTTGCAACTGGTGGCGTTAAAATTAATAACGAAAACGATTACCTAACATCTTTTGTAAATGGTGCTGGTGTTGTTGGCGAATTCGCTGCAAAATATCCAGGAACATTGGGTAACTCTTTATTAGTTTCTTTAGCTGACGCATCAAGTTTTTCTACATGGGCATACAAAGATGAATTTGATACAGCTCCAGGAACTTCTGATGCTGCAGCAAGCGTAGGTGGTTCAAATGATGAACTACATTTAATCGTTATCGATGAGGATGGTTTGTGGACTGGTGTTCCAGGAACTATTCTAGAAAAATATTCTTATGTTTCAAAAGCTGGTGACGCAAAGAAATTTGACGGAACTAATAACTACTACAAAGACGTAATCAATTCTCGCTCACAGTATATCTGGTGGATGGATCATCCAGCTACTGGAACTAACTGGGGTAATGATGTAGCAGGAACATCATTCGCTAACTCTGCATCTGTAACTCGTTCTCTATCAGGTGGTCTTGATGATTTCACTGCAACTGATGGTCAACGTATCACTGCATGGACTATTTTCTCTGATGATGCAACTTATGACATCTCATTAATTCCAGCAGGTAAATGTTCTGTTGCGGTTGCCAATGCTATCATTGATATTGTAGAAACTAGAAGAGATTGTATGGCATTCTTCTCTCCAGAAGATACTGATGGTTCTATCATCACTAGCGCAAATAGCCAAGGAACTGCCGTAACTAAAATCATTGCATATCGCAATGCATTGACAACTACTTCTTATGCAGCTTTAGATTCTGGCTATAAGTATCAATATGATCGTTACAACGACAAGTATCGTTATGTTCCACTAAACGGCGATATCGCTGGATTGTGCGCACGTACTGACTACACTAACGATGCATGGTGGTCTCCAGGTGGTTTGAATCGTGGTCAAGTTAAGAACGTAGTTAAGCTAGCAATTAGTTTAGACAAAACAGATCGTGACAACCTATACAAGAATGGCGTAAACCCAGTTGTTACTTTCCCAGGAGATGGTACTGTATTGTTTGGCGATAAGACATTATTGGCTAAGCCATCTGCATTCGATCGCATTAACGTGCGTCGTCTGTTTATTGTTCTTGAGAAAGCCATTGCAACTGCTGCTAAGTATCAGTTGTTTGAATTCAACGATGGATTCACTCGTGCTCAGTTTAAGAACTTAGTTGAACCATTCCTACGTGACGTTCAAGGTCGTCGTGGTATTACTGACTTCGTTGTTAAGTGTGATGACTCTAACAATACTGGCGAAGTTATTGACCGTAACGAATTCGTTGCTGATATCTTTATCAAGCCAGCACGTTCAATTAACTTTATTACTCTTAACTTCGTTGCTGCTCGTTCTGGAATTAATTTCAGCGAGATCGGTGGCTAAGAGACTAAATAAAGAAAGAACAAAGGAGATTTAAATGGCAAATATTAGCGACTTCAAAGCGCAAATGATTGGTGGCGGTGCTCGCCCAAATCAATTCCGTGTTGAATTAGTATTCCCAAGCTACGTACCACTAGGTGTCGTAGCTGGTCAACGTGCTCAGTTCTTGTGTAAGTCTGCACAGTTACCAGCTTCCACTATCGAGAACATTCAAGTTCTTTATAAAGGTCGTCCAGTAAACTTCGCAGGCGAGCGTAACTTTGCTCCATGGACTGTATCAATTTACAACGATACTACTTTCAATATCCGTAATGCTATGGAACAATGGCAAGCTGGTATTCAAAGTTATAGTTCAACTGATGGTAGAACAAACCCACGTGACTATCAAGTAGACTTACAAGTGCATCAACTAGATCGCTCTGGCGCAATCATCAAGTCATACAAATTTGTAGATGCATTCCCAACAAACATTGGACCAATCGCATTAGACTATGATCAACAAAACCAGATCGAACAATTTGATGTAGAATTCCAATTCAATTACTTTACTTCTAATGCAACTGAGGGTGGTGGAATCAATCTTAATGTTTCCGTTGATACACCAATCGGTAGTTTCCCACTACCAATTTAACTTTATAATTAGGGTTTTTTAAATTATGCAAATTTTTGGATTTGAGATAAAGCGTAAGCAGACAGACAAAGAGATCGGAGCAGTTGTAACTCCGATCTCTGATGATGGATCAACAGTTGTATCCACGAATGCCACTTCCTATTATGGAATGGTTATGGATATGGATACCATCGTTAAAAATGAGAACGATCTTATTCGTCGTTATAGAGATACTTCTTTATATGCTGACTGTGATGCTGCTATTGAAGATATTGTAAACGAAGCGATTATCGCTGAACCTGATGATCAAGCTGTTAAAATTAACTTAGACAAAGTTAAATTGTCTGACGGAATTAAAGGTAAGATTAGAACAGAGTTTGATGAAGTCCTTCGTTTATTAAATTTTGATGACAAGGGTCATGACATTTTCCGTCAGTGGTATATTGATGGAAGAATTTATTACAATATTTTAATTGATATGAACCAACCTAAGTTGGGCATTCAAGAATTGCGTTTTGTGGATCCTCGTAAGATTCGCAAGATTAAAAAGGTTGAAAAGAAAAGAACACCACAAGGTGTTGATGTTGTAGTTAAGAGCGAAGAATTTTATCTGTATAATGATAAAGGTATTCAAGAGAATACTACGCAAGGAATTAAGCTCTCGTTAGATTCAATTATCTACACCCCTTCGGGAATGGTGGATCAGAATACTGGCATGATGATGTCTTATTTGCATAAAGCGATTAAGCCAACCAACCAGTTAAAGATGATTGAAGATGCAGTAGTTATCTACCGCATTTCACGTGCACCTGAGCGTAGAGTATTTTATGTTGACGTTGGTAATCTGCCGAAATTAAAAGCAGAACAATACGTCAATGATATTATGAACAAGTTTAGAAATAAAATTGTTTATGATGCGACAACTGGAGAGACTCGTGACGATCGTCGTCATTTGAGTATGATGGAAGATTTCTGGATGCCACGTCGTGAAGGTGGTAAAGGAACTGAAATTACAACTCTTCCAGGTGGGCAGAATTTGGGAGATATTGCTGATATTCAATATTTCCAAACTAAATTATATCAGGCATTGAATGTGCCATTATCAAGATTACAACCAGCTACTGGTTTCTCTCTTGGTAGAAGTACTGAGATTTCTCGTGATGAGATTAAGTTTAATAAATTTATTGCTCGTCTACGTAAAAAGTTTTCTGGATTGTTTAGTGGTGCATTGCGTGTTCAATTAATTGCCAAAGGTATTATTCGTGATGAAGAATGGACTGCAATTGAACAAGCAATACAATATGATTATCAAGCAGATAATCATTTCACTGAATTAAAAGATAATGAGTTGTTAATGCAGAGAGTTACAGCACTGCAGCAAGTTGAGCCATATATTGGTCGTTTTTATTCTAGCGCATGGATTCGTAAGAATCTGTTGATGCAAACTGATGAAGAAATTGAAATTATGGATAAAGAAATGGCTGAAGATAAAGTTCAACAAATGCAGTTAGCTGATGAACAAGGAAGATTATCTGCAGTCACTCAGGTAGCCCAGCAACAACATTTAGCAGATAATGGTTTTGGCGGAAACGAAGAATCGCCTAATCAAGATAAAAAATAAAGGAGATACACCATGAGTAATTCAGTTAGAGATTTGGTTTCGGCAATCGCCACAGGAAACGCAGTGCAAACAGAACAAGCATTTAATGCTACTATGGCAGAAAAGATTTCCGCTAAGTTAGATAATATGCGTATGGATGTTGCTCAATCTTTGTTTAATCAAACAGAAGAAGAAGAACTTGTTTACGAAGAAGTTCAATTAACTCAAGAAGAGTATGATGCTCTTACAGAAGAAGAAAAACAAGCATTCGTGTTAGACGAAGGTCTTGGTAAATTTGTTGGTAAAGTAGTTAAAGGTACTGCTAAACTTGCTGGTAAAGCAGTTGGAGCAGCTATCGGTGGCGTAGCTAGAACAGCAGGTGCCATTCGTCAAGTTGTACCAGCAGTTAAAGATGCTTATGCGAAGGGTCGTATTGCAACTCACAAGGCTATCGCAGGATAATATTAATGTATTATACTGACTTTACAAATAAGATCAAACCTTCTGGTGTAGTAGAAAGTATCAGATCTTATCAACATCTAATTGAAAAATTAGATACAGGTAAAGTTTTAATTGATAATGTTGAAACTAAATTTAATACAGTTGAAGAAGCCAGACAATACATTAAACAAAATTATATTTCTCAAAAGTTAGAAGAACAAGTTTCAAAACAAGCATATAAAGAAATATCTGAACATACTGTCGCAAACATTATTAAAGAACATTATGATATTAAAGTTACAGATACTTTAATAGAATCATACCTCGAACTGGCTTCCTCAAAAATGTTTACAGTAGATATTGTTGTTCAAGAAATTAGAAAACTCAATAAATTAGATTCTATTATTGAAAATAAAATTCATTATGAATTGCAAGATGGTAGCATCGTTGCTATTGATGAACAAACTCAAGAACAACTAAATAATTTATTGGCAAACCATAAAGATGTTGTTGAGTATATGCGTGAAAGCAAAGACAACTTCTTTAACGTAGTTAATAAGATTAAGGAATAAGAAATGGCAATGACGCTAACAACTGTCAAAAATACAAATCAGGAGACTGTAATTCACTTTGCGTCTTCTGCTGCAGAGACTGGCACTATCACTCTATCTAACTTAACTGCTCCTGCTCAAGCAAGAAATGCTGATGCACCAAAAGTTGATATCGTTAAATTTATCTGCACTGGTGAGTTGGGTTCTAAAATTATTATTTCTAGAAATGCCAAAATGGTAATTGCAACATCACCAGAGAACGATCTTAATGTAGAGTTTAATTCATTAGGTATTCCAGTTAATAATGATGATACATCTGATATTTCTATTATTAATAGCGTAGCAAAAGATGTAACTGGTTGGATCGTGCTTCGTAAAGTTGCTGGTTGGTCTACTGAAGTTGAAACTGCAACATTCGGTTCTTACGATAACCCAACAGTAGTAGGAAGCTAAAATGAAACTTATTAGAGAAGTTACAGAATCCGTTAATGTCATTACTGAGAGCAAACTCGGTAAAGGTAAACAATATTATATTGAAGGTGTTTTCCTTCAATCAGATTTAACAAACCGTAATAATCGCACTTATCCAGAACAGATTATGGATAAAGAAGTTGCTCGTTATATGGAGCAATGCGTTAAACAAAATCGTGCATATGGCGAACTAGGTCATCCAGATTCACCATCTATTAATTTAGATCGTGTATCACATTTAATTGTTGACTTACGCAAAGAAGGTACGAACTATATCGGTAAAGCAAAGATTTTAGAAACTCCAATGGGTCAAATCGCCAGAGGTCTTTTAGATGGTGGTGCAAACTTAGGAGTATCTTCAAGAGCACTTGGTTCTCTACAAATGAACAAAGAGGGTGTTCAAGTGGTTCAGGATGACTTTATGCTGTCTACTGCAGCAGACATCGTTGCTGACCCATCCGCTCCAGATGCTTTCGTCCGTGGTATTATGGAAAGCAGAGAGTGGGTATTCGTTGATGGAAAGTTTGTGGAAAAGCAGATTGATGAAGTTAAATCTTTTATTAGAAAAACTTCGTCCCGTAATCTAGAGGAAGCCAAGCTACGTGCTTTCCAAGATTTTCTGACTAAAATCAGATAAATAATAAATAATTACATAGAACTATCCAGTTAGGAGAAAACGATGTCAATCGAACAAAAAATCGCTGAAATTCTTGCTGAGTCAAAAGCTGCTGCTCTCGAGCAACAAGTTGCTGACAATCAAGAAACTGTAGTAGAAGAGGAAGTTGAAGCTGTTGCTGAAGAAGCAGTTAAGCCAACTACTCCTCCTGCCAATCCAGACAACGCTAGAAATAACGTTGATAAAGAGAAAGCAGCTGAGGGTGGTACTTCAAAGACAAAGAACAAAGTAAACCAAGATGAAGAAGCAGCTGAAGCCAGCCATCTTCCAATCAAAGGTGTAAAAGAAGATATTGATGCACTTATGAATGGTGAAGAACTCTCTGAAGAGTTCCGTACTAAAGCTACTACCATTTATGAAGCAGCAGTTACTACTCGTGTAAAAGCAGAAGTAGCTCGCATCGAAGAAGAATACGCTACTAAACTCGAAGAAGAAGTAGCAGAAATTGCAGAGGGTCTTGTTGAAAAGGTTGATGGATATCTCGACTACGTTGTCGAGCAGTGGATTGCACAGAATGAAATAGCCCTTGAGCATGGTATGAAGTCCGAAATCCTTGAAGGATTTGTTGCTGGACTAAAAGGTCTTTTCGAAGAACACTATATCGATATTCCAGAAGAGAAGTTCGATGTATTAGGTTCAATGGAAAGTAAAGTTGAAGAACTCGAAGCAAAACTAAACGAGCAAGTTGCGACTAACGTTGAATTGAATAAAACAATCGGCGAACTAAAGCGTAATGAAATCGTTGAAACTGCATGCGAAGGTTTAACTGATACTGAAGTAGAAAAACTAAAAGGTTTAGCAGAAGAACTTTCTTATGAAGATTCTGACACTTTTAAAACAAAAGTACAGACTATTCGTGAGAATTATTTCACTACCAAGCAACAAGCGGAAGTAACATCCGTGGTAACTGATGAGCCAGTGGAAACTTTGACTGAGGAAAAGAAAATTGATCCTACAATGGCAAAGTATCTATCCGCACTCAACTATCGCAAGTAATCATTTCAAAAAAGGAAAATAAAATGAATCGTCAAGATTTACTAAAAAAATGGGCACCGATTCTAGAATCTGAATCTGCTCCAAAAATCGCTGACAA